CATTAAACATTATTTTAAAATAAATTAGTAGGTAATGAAAACAAACAATAATTTTCTTGCAGTTGCAGTTGATGAATTGCTAACATATCGAACGCCAAAAAGGGTAGTTGAAATTGTTAAAAAAGAACGAATGAAATTAATTATTATAAATCCACCTTTTAAACTAAAAAAATGTTAATACACGATCACTTTCAGAATTTCAAAGTTTATCAAATACCAAAAGCACAACTCATTATCGCTGATATTCCTTATAATTTAGGAAACAATGCCTATGCTTCCAACCCAGCATGGTATAAAGATGGTGATAACAAACAAGGTGAAAGTGATTTGGCTGGAACGGAATTTTTTGATACCGATAAAGATTTTCGACCAGCTGAATTTATGCACTTTTGTTCAACGATGTTGAAAAAAGAAGATAGAGTTGAAAGAACGGAATCTGATGGAACCAAAAGGCTAAAAAGCAATGCACCATGTATGATTGTGTTTTGCGAATTTGAGCAGCAATTTTCTTTAATAGAATTAGGAAAACGATATGGTTTAAATAGATATATCAATTTAGTTTTTCGCAAAAATTTTTCTGCACAAGTTTTAAAAGCAAATATGAAGGTAGTAGGTAATTGCGAATATGCTGTTTTGTTTTATCGTGATAGGCTGCCTAAATTCAACAATAAAGGTAAAATGATTTTCAATTGTATGGATTGGCAAAAAGATAATGATACGGAAAAACTTCACCCGACTCAGAAACCAGTTGATTTATTAAAAAAACTAATTGAAATATTTACGGACGAAGGCGATGTTGTTATTGATCCTGTTGCAGGAAGTGGAAGTACTTTAGTTGCAGCCTTAGAATTAAATCGAAAGGCATACGGATTTGANATTAANAAGAAATTTCACATGGACGGNACGAAATGGATNAATGATGTTATACAACGAAAAAAAGACATGATAGAATTTGGGTTTAATAAAACGGATTTGGAAAAAATTCAACAAACTTTATTTTCTTAAAAAAACATTAAAATAAATTAGTAGGTAATGAATTATTTAGTATTTTTGTAGTGCAATAATAAAATTTATGAAACCAAAACTAAAAATTTAATTAACAAAACAGCCCTAAAGGTAGGTGGACATTCTATTTCATAGATTTGTTATTGCATCATCTACTGGAGGGGCTTCATAAACTCGATGCAATGAGTAAAGTAAATTACAAGTTTAAAACAGACGGTGAAATAATAGAAATATTTAGAGATGAATATTCATTTTATTGGTTTGACAAAGAATCTTTTATTAGAGAATTAGATAATAGTAACATTCTAATTCATTTATGCCATAAAAATTGGTTTAACGAATCCTTGTTTTATCAATTGCTAACAATAGCAAAAGAATGTTATCCAAAGTTTAATTTTGATAAAATAATATTGGAGGCTGGGAAGGTTTTTCATTTAATGAGTCTTTATGATAATCCTAACTATATTGAAATTCTTTTATCTCTTGTTAAAATTAAAACATTTCCTAATGAATAGCTACGAACTTTCTCGACATTGGTTTGACTATTCATTTAGTAATCCAGAAAAAATTAGACCAATACACGCTTCGATATATTTTTTTGCTATCGACCATTGTAATAGATTAGGATGGAAAGAAAAGTTTGGTTTTCCTTCTCAAATGGTAATGGAGGCTATTGGAGTAAAAAATTGGAGGACTTATTCAAAGGCATTAAATGATTTGGTAGATTTTGGCTTTATAAAAATGATAGAAATTAGTAAAAATCAATACTCTGGTAATATAATTGCTATTGTAGAAAATACCAAAGCATCTACCAAAGCACTAGACAAAGCATTGCAAAAGCATAGTACAAAGCACAGTCAAAGCACTGTAAGTATAGATAAACAATATAACAATATAACAATAAACAATATAACAAGTGAAATTTTAAATTCTGAAAGTTGGATTACACAAATAGCAATGAAAAAAAGAATTGACGTTTCACGAATAAAAATTTATCTAGGAACTTTTTTAGATGATTTGGAATTGAAGGGAGAACTAAACGATATTGCTGATGCTAAACGATATTTTATAAACTGGCTAAATATTGAATTGAAAAAAGAAACTCCTAAAAAAGACCTATCAATGATGGCAGAATGGAATGGAGAAATGAGAGAAGTTCTTTTTTATAAAGATAATGGCAACCCAGTATTTAAGCCTAAAATGAATCCTACAATGGCAGAATTAAAATCAATGAAAGAATGAGTATCTGCACGATTTATAAGGATGTTAAAGAAACTAAGGACGGTAAATATATTGCCGTTGAAAAGGCTTTGTTGCGAATAAAAGAAGGCAATAGTAAGGCAAAAGTTTATTTAATTCAAGGGCAAAAATCTAAAGCAGAAAAAACTAAAATCAAAGCAACACTACCAAGTGTTTGTTTTAGTGGTAAATTTTCAGAACGTAAAGATAATTGTTTGCTGGAGCATAGCGGATTTGTGGTATTAGATTTTGACCATTTAAAAAATTTAACTCAAAAGAAAAAAGAAATATGCGAAGATGAATATACTTATGCTTGTTGGGTCTCTCCAAGTGGCGAGGGATTGAAGGTTTTAGTTCAAATACCTAAAGAAAAGGAAAATCACGAAGCGTATTATTTGGCTTTGATTGACAAATATCCCGAACTTGATTCTACTTCAAAAAACTTATCGAGGGTATGCTACGAAAGCTTTGATAGCGAAATTTACATAAACAAAGATTCAAAAGTTTGGACTACTAAAAAAGAAAGCACAATAAAATTACAAGCATCACAACCAATTGGACGTGCTATTGTAAACAATTATTCTAAAGCTGAAAGGGCTTTACAGTTGATTAGAAATTCAGTTGATGGACAAAAGCATATCGAACTTTTAAAGGCTTCTAAATTGATGGGCGGATATATCGCTGGAGGTCTTATAAATGAAACCGAAGCGGTAAGATTATTAGAACAAGAAATTCAAAATAAAGGAGTTGATAGTTTTACGGATGCTCAAACAACTATTCACAAAGGAATTGATTATGGAAAGGCAACACCAATAGTCGAGCAAGAAAATTATATTCCAATTAAAAAGATTGGTGAAAAAATAAACCAGAATAATCTTTTAGGCACGATAGAAAGTGAAAGTAGTTGGCTAAAATTAGCAGAAACAAATAGCATACCACAAGGGTATGACATTGGAAGTAAACATTTTGACGACCATTTTAGATTGAAACCAAGAACAATAGTAGGAATTTTTGGAATAGATGGAGTTGGCAAAACAACCTTTCATAATTTCCTATCAACTTGCTACTCAAAAAAACATAAAGAAGTAAACTGGTTATTGATTGTAAGAGAAAATGACGGTGCTTCTGTTCGACAAAACTTAATTGAATTATTTAGCGGCAAAGCAATGCACGATTGTAACGAACAAGAAAAAAAAGAAGCAAAAGATTTTGCCTATAATCAATTTGATATTATTGAAAATAATGTGGATATAAATATTGATAATTTTTTTGAAATTTTAAGATTATTGTATTCAAAAAAACATTATTTAATTACATTTGTTGACCCTTACAATGCTATTCAGTATGAGCAAACACCAAATAAAAACTATTCTTTTATCGGACAATTAAGGGCTTTTCAAAATGAGTTCAACATGAGTTTTCATTTATCAATGCACATCGCAACCGAAAGAGCAAGAAATTATGTTTACTCCAACAAAGAAACATTATTTACTTTTGATGGACAAGAGATAGGACTAGGAGGGCAAATGAAAATTCCAAGAAAAAACTTTGTTGAAGGCGGGCAACCAATAGCAAACAAATTAGATGATATTATTATTGTTCATAGAATACCAAAACTTCCAGAAATAAGAAGTTATATTTTAATTTCTATTGACAAAGTTAAGGAGGAAAAAACTGGAGGAATGGTCAGTTTTGAAGAACCAATACTGTTTTTAAAGAGAGGTAAACACAACACTTTTGTTGACAAGTATTTAATAAACCCATTATTGCCAATTAACACAATCCAACAATCCATCATTATCCCGAACAAAGAATTTGATAGTGAGAAGTCGGTGTTGTCAAAAAGCGAAATGAATGATTTGTACGTTGAAGTAAAAGAAAAAAGTCCTTTTTAAAATGAAGCAACCAATTAAAAATATTAACGCTCCTTTAGAATTTGAGAAAGACGGAATAAAGTACCGACTAATTGGAACAAATGCAATCACAAACACCTGCGATGTAAAGAGGTTAAGCGATAATTATATTTTTGAAAACCAAGAAA